ATTAACTAATTTGAATTCTTTTACTGATGTTTTTGCCATTATACTAATCCCCATTCTGCAAATTTCTCAAAACCGCCTAGATCACTAATGAACTCACGAACGATCTCAACGATTTCTGAATATGGTCTGCCATCGATAATCTCATCTCCAATAGCACAGCAAAATTCAACAGGAGCATCTGTTTCTTGAGCCTTTAACCAAGCATAGATATTTACGCTTACATCAGCTTTGGATAGGTCTTTACCATGAAGCCCACCGCCAGTAACTGAGTCGGCCATATCAGATCCAAGTTTTCTATTAGTTGCACCAGTATCTACGTCAGTTCCGCCAGTCCAATCACCGATAGGATTTATTTCGGCATCTTGATACTCGTTTTGGATTTCAGCTTTATTAGCATTACTTTGACAAATAATCAATCGATCACCATTGAGGATGTATTTACCGTCAGTGCGATACTTTGTATAAATGCTATGAGCAATCTTCGATAGTTTCTTTTGCTCTTTAGTAAGTGGTACTCCTTTAAAGATTCCATTATCCCCACAGCGAATTCTATCGGCTTGGTTATATGCTAAATTAATATCTTGTGGCACTTCTTTATAGTCAACCATGATTTCACCAGCTATTCTATGAACTGCATCAAGAACATCGCCTTCAGAAATAAACACAGAAGTTTCCGCAATAATATGACATTTACCATGACCAATTAATACCTCAACTGCGATTCTTGGATTTTCTGCTTGCTTGTATGCTAAGTCAACAATAGCACCAGCAATTCTATCTGCAACCTTATCTGGATGGCATGGATTTACTTTTTCGTACATTTACATTTTCCTCCTCTTACATTTTTCTGGCTTTCAGTAATTTTTCCATCATTAAATCCTGTGGATCAAGTTCGTCAATTTCAGCTGATCCATTGTCTTGAATGATGGAATAGATTTGATACCAGATTTGGTTTACTTGTTTCATATATGCCTGCGACATTGAAACAAACGGACTGGCGATTGCATTTCCTGTTGTTGGATGTTTTGCTAGCATACCAAATTCTGATATCGCTTCTTCACATTGAATCCAACGAGAAACACTCATCGCATACTGTTCGATTAATTGATTACCGACTAGGTTTTCACAGCCTCGTTTCTTTAGCCACAAGTAAGTGGTCTTGAAAATGTCCTGAGCATATAAGTCTTTTCCATTTTTTTGCTTTGCTTTTAAATAATCTTTTATCGGTGGAACATCGACACCTTCAATTTCATCTGGTGTAACAAAATCCGACATATTATCAAAGGTTGTAATTAACACTTCCACCTTATTTTTGTTGGTAGGTTTCTTTCCACTACCTATTCTTGCACCGCCTCTAGCAGTACCGTCCTTCGCCATCGCTTAATACCCCCTTTGAAATGAAAAAAATTCGCACGAAACCCCACGCCCGCTTCCGAGCCTCTTTAAGTTTTAAGATTCACATCCCCCTAGGGGTTAGAACACACGTCTATCACCTAAAGCAATGTGTCTTTTGTTGTGACATGACTTACAAAGAGCAGCTAGATTTTTCCATTCATTTGTACCTCCCATCCTTACAGGTAAAATGTGATGGACTTCCTCAGCAATAACCATTCTTCCTTCCTTCAAGCAATCCTCACACAGTGGGTGTGCTTTGATGTATCTGTTTCTGGTTCTTTGCCAATTGTTCCCGTATTTATGTTTTAGCTTTGGATCTCTTTGGTAGTCGTTATAGTCTTTGTTTGTTTTCTTTTTGTGCTCATCACAATACATCCCGTAGGTTAGATTAGGACATCCTGGATAAGCACATGGTTTCTTTGGTTTGTATGGCATCCATGTCCTCCTTTCAGGGTATGAAAAAAGGCCAGCAGCGCTAACTGTTGACCTATGTTTTCTTTTCGGGTTTCCCCATTATAATCATACCACAGTCAATACCCTGACATGTACTGACATCGACTGACATTGACTGACATCGACTGACATTGACTGACATTGACTGACATTGACTGACATCGACTGACTTTTTTATATCTCAAGAACATCAAGTGCCATTCGGTGCCACCTATAGATTGTTCTTTCTGTTGTTTCTAAAGCGTCAGCTATCTCTTCCCACAGCATATTATTGATGTAGCGGTAAGTAAGAACGCTTTTATAATCTTCGTTTTCTATTTTTTCAATGGCTGAAACAGTCTCACAAAGAACCTCATCATATTTTCTTTTCTCATTCTCAATCTTTTCTTGGATTTCCATTAGCTTGTATATCCATTTTAAGAAAGGAGCGTCTTTGCTCTTCGTGCCGTCAACTCTTGGTGTTTCATAATTAGGACTCGAAGGAGATGAGGCAAGCCTATCATATTCTGCGGCTCTTTCTTCCATGCGTTCGATTTTCTTTTTTAACTTTGACGGTCTGTTTAGGAACTCTATTTTTTGGTTTATAGTAGCATTCATCGCCTGCTTCCTCCTTTAATTTTTTTAGTATTGATGTTCCAGAGAACTTTCCTTGACATAGCATGTCACACCATTCTGATTGAAAGAACTCCTCACATCTTTGGATTTCAAGATAAGCTTTATAGTTTTCGTGGTTTTTCTTTAGCCTCGTAGCAGCTTTTCTGTAATCCTTCACAGCGTTAGATACAATCGCAAAGGCTAATCTTTCATATGGATCAACTGCCATTGTTAAACTCTCCTTTGCTTTTTCTTGAAGTTATCTTTATCTTCCTTCCTGTACTTTTCAACTTCCTTCATAATCTCAGGTGTTGATTTTTTGTAGAATGGGCATTTCTTTCCATTAAAGTATGTATCGGTTAAAATATCGCATTGACCACCAGATAATCTTGCAAAGCAATCTTCACAGCCAAAATGCACACATGGTGGATAGTTGTCGTAGTATTTTTTCATTTGAATTTCCTCCAGTTAGATGTTTGCCTTCACAGCATCAATGAGGGCTGATTGTGTTTTATCTTTATTTCTTAAAGCTGATAGGATGCTTTCATCTATCGTGCCTTTTGTGATTATGTGTTGTATAACAACAGTTTCAGATTTTTGGCCTTGGCGGTAGAGCCTTGCTATTGTTTGCTGGTAAAGTTCTAAGCTCCAAGTAAGCCCATACCAGACAAGGTTAGAACCGCCTTCTTGAAGATTGAGTCCATGACCAGCCGATGCAGGATGAATTAAACCAACCTGTAATTCGCCTTTATTCCACCTTTCAATGTCCTCACTTTTATCAAGCTTTGCATAGGTAATTCCCAGTTCATCCAGTTTCTTTTCAATCCTTTTTAAATCGTGATTGAACCAATACCCGACAAGTAGATTTTTACCATTTGAGAATTCGATAATGTCCTCTAAAGCTTCAAGTTTTCTATCGTGAAGTTCCAGTACTTTACCGTCATCATCATAGACAGCACCGTTCGCCATTTGACTGAGTTTATTTGCGAGAGTAGCTGCATTTGCTATTGTTATTTCGCCGCCATCTAAGGAAAGGACCAGCTCCTTCTTTAGTTCCTCGTATTTTTTCCTTTCTTTATCGTTTAGATAAACAGGATACTCAACCTCAACTAACTCTGGCATTTTAATGTGGTCTTGTGCCTTCATTGAAATTGTGATGTCATTGATTCTTTTGTAGATTAGCTCTTCAGCTCCATCTTTTGGTTTATATGTAAATATGACCTGGCCATTTCTTTTATCGGGTAAGAAGTACTCATCACGATATCCAGAAATAAACCTTCCGAGTCTTTTTCCCATGTCAAGAACCTTAAACTCAGCCCATAGATCCATTAGACCGTTTCCTGCAGGAGTACCAGTTAAACCAACAATCCTTTTTACTTTAGGTCTTACCTTCATCAGACTTTTGAACCTTTTTGCTTTGCCGTTCTTGAAGCTGCTTAGCTCATCCACAACAACAGTATCAAAGTCGAACTTCCAATTTTCTACAAGCCAGCAGACATTTTCGCGATTTATGATGTAGATGTCGGCAGGTTGGTAAAGTGCTGTCATCCTTTCTTTTTCCGTCCCAACTACTACTGAGTATTTGAGGTCTTTTAAGTGCTCCCACTTTTTTATTTCATTAGGCCAAGTTTCTCTTGCCACACGAAGAGGTGCTATTATTAGAATTTTGTGTGATGTGAAATAGTCGAATAGGAGATCATTTAACGCAGTTAGTGTTATAGCTGTTTTTCCTAACCCAAGCCCATATCAAGTAAAATGGCAGATATGGGCTTGTTTTTTATAAAATCAATTGCATATTCCTGATATGAATGTGGATTAAATTGCATTGATTTGTACCTCCTTTCATGAATTGATAATTTCTAGCACCTTGCTCAGTTCACTATGAAACTTTGCATGCTCGGCTTGTGAAGAAAAAACTCTCAAATTATTAGGGTCATTGTTTCTTATGTTTCCATCAACGTGGTGAACAACCTCATCTGGTTTTAATGGCCTACCAAGCATCTCTTCAGCAATAACTCTATGCTCGTGTCGACTATAAAGCTTTGCATAACCTTTGCACTTTCCTTTTCCTAAACGACTGATTCTTATTTTTTGTCTTGTTTCAGGAACCATCCTTGTAGGGTTTAATTCTTTATTTAAATTTGTTAGATGAATAGACATATTTGTGTAGTCTTTTAAATCGGTATACTTTTCAGGGTTTCTCGATTTACTACTGAAATCAGCCAGGCATTGTTTACTACAAAAGAAGTGTTTTTTATTTGTGCTAGGACAAATTTCTTTTATCATTTCTTTCCCGCAATAATCACACGTCATTCTTACTTTCATTTAGAACCTCCTTAATGATTCCTTCAATTTGCTCCTCGTCATCTAAAACAAACACTTTAAATCCCATTTGTCTTAATTGCTCATGTCGCTTCAGTTGGAGTTTCCTTGGTTTCTTACCTTTTTCCTTAACTTCTACAAACGCACATTTGCCAGGGAAGAACAGGATAAGTCGGTCAGGAACACCAGCGCATCCTGGGGATACAAGTTTTAGTGCCATGCCTTTATTTTTCTTTATCTGTTGTACGAGTTTTTGCTCTATGCTTTTTTCTGATACTTTAGTTGTCTGTTTCATTTTTCTTCCATTCATCAAAGCACTCATCAAAAGCCTTCAATATTCCTTCATCAGCATGGCACTGTTCATCAAGATATTTTCTGTATACTTGTTTACTGGTTCTAATTGGAAAGTTGTGACCATCCGATTTGATGCTTCTCGCAAGGCAGCCTTTAGGGCCGTCATCGTGTATGTAGTTTCTTTTCATAAAAGTTATAAATCTCATGTTGTTGTCCTCCTGTTGGGGTGTTATTTTTTTCTCTTTTTTACCTTCAAGGTGTGGGGTTTTCCCATCACATGACATAGTCTACATAGTCATCCGCCAGAACTTCTCTATATACTATTTTTTGACCTAAAAAATCTTCCTATAACAAGTCTTTTAGGCGACTATGTAGACTATGTCATTTTGGCCCTTTTCCTTACTACGTAAGGAAGTCCTCTTCAATTTCTTGCTCCGTGACGGTAATACGCAGGCCTTTGATGTACTTGATTCGCTTTTCAACGATGCGCTTGTACCCATATTTTTCAAGGGTGTTGTAGAAGTCAGATGTGCTTCTTGTGAACTCGTTGTTGTCCATGCAATACTTTCTGTATGTCATGTAAAGTGCATTTGAGCTAACCTTCGCCTTTGGGTCCTTTTCGCAGCAATCGCTGATGAAGTGATTGAACCAGTTATTTTGTTCCCTATAACTGTCAATCGCCT